AATCCAGCTGAACATAAGTCACATAATCTAATCGAACTAGATAATGGACAATATGCACTGTATCCAAATAACAGAATGCGTATTTTTGATAATAGTTTAACACCTGTTGAACCAAAAATGCCTGATTTTAAGGTCTCAACTGAATATTACCAAGTTGAAAATGGTTTTGAGCGACTTGGAATGGGTCGTGAGGACGAATATTTTTGGAAAACAGCAAAAGAAAGAGAAAATCTATCAGAAACAGAGGAAAAAAATGGAAAATCATGATTTTTTAGACAATTTAGCTAATGATCAGCATCAAAAGATGCTTCGTGAGATTGCAAATGACAATCAAACACCCAAAAAACGTGATTCACTTAAGGAAACTGACCTTTTTGAGGTTGATGAAGTCATCTCAGAGACTGATCCAATGACACTCAATGAATTTTGATCTGATACCTTAATAAATAAGATATAATCGCAGCATTCTTGTGCCTTTAGAAAGGGTAAGTCAGGGTTTTAAGGATATCAGTATGACTTTTCAGAGTAATCCTCTGACTAGTGATATTATTGCACTTAAAAATGAAAATGCAATTGCTCGTTCTATAAGAAACATTGTATTTACAATCCCTGGCGAGAAATTTTTTAATGAATCATTTGGATCTAACATCAACAGATCACTTTTCGATAATATTGACGAATTATCAGCACTAATCATTAAAGATCAGATTACTGAATCAATTGAAAACTTTGAACCAAGAGTTGATACAGTTAAAGTTGTAACTTCTCCTGATTTTGACAATAATAGTTTTGATGTTGTTCTAACATATGAAATTGTTGGAGCTGATATACCACCACAAGAATTACAATTTGTTTTGCAACAAACTAGGTAAAAATGCCATTAGCTAACTACGCGAACCTAGACTTTGGTCAGGTTAAAACAACACTTAGAGAATATCTAAAGGAAAACTCCAATTTCACTGACTATGATTTTGAGGGGTCTAACCTTTCAACAATTCTTGATGTTCTGGCATACAACACCTACATCACTTCATACAATGCGAACATGGTCGCAAACGAAGTGTTTATTGATAGTGCGACATTAAGAGAGAATGTCGTATCTTTAGCAAGAAATATTGGATATCTTCCCAGATCAAGAAAAGCATCTGCATCAAATGTTAGTTTTTTCGTTGATACATCAAATATAACACCTGTACCTAGCACAATCACTCTTAAGAAAGGTATTGTAGCTACTAGTCAAGGTTCTTTTGGTAGGCAATCATATACTTTTTGTATATTAGAAGATATAACAGTTCCTGTTGTTGATTCTATTGCATCATTTAACGATATTTTCATATATGAAGGAAGTCTATTAACTTCAAACTTTACAAATAGTGCAAGAACTCCAAATCAAAAGTTTATTCTACAAAATGCAGGAATTGATACTGATCTAATATCAGTTATTGTGAGACCAAATGAGCAATCAACTAAGAGTGTAAAATATAGTCGTCAAGATAGTCTTTTTGACATCAAATCTGATTCTAAAGTATATTACCTTCAAGAAGTTGAAGATGAGCGATATCAAGTTATTTTTGGTGATGGTATTTTTGGAAATAAACTTGAGGATAATAATTTTATTACTGTAAATTACATTACATCTAATGGTGATGCTGCAAATGGAGTAAATCAATTTACTTTTGCGGGAAGATTGGTTTATACAAGAAATTCTCAAGAATACACAGTAACTGCTGGTATTTCACTTTTAACTACAGGAATATCTGCATCTGGAGGAGAATCTATTGAGGGTGTAGAGTCTATTAAGAAGTTTGCACCAAGAATTTATGCATCTCAGAACAGAGCATTAACTGCAAATGATTATGAGACTATTATCCCTGCAAAAATTTATCCAGAAACTGAATCAATCTCTGTTTTTGGTGGTGAAGAATTAGTTCCACCACAATATGGTAAAGTATTCATTAGTATTAAACCAAGATTTGGTGATTTTATTCCAAATTTGATCAAAGATAATATTAAAACAAAGTTGAAGAAATATTCTGTTGCTGGTATTGTACCAGAGATTTTAGATTTAAAATATTTGTATCTAGAAGTAAATACAAAAATTTACTATAACACCAATTTTGCACCATCATCTGCATATGTTTCTACTATTGTTCAGAACAATACGACAAGATATTCTGAATCAACTGAGTTAAACAAATACGGTGCAAGGTTTAAGTATAGCAAATTCTTAAAAATGGTTGATGATAGCCACGAATCAGTGACTTCAAACATCACAACTGTGGCAATGAGAAGAGATTTGGGAGTTGTTTTAGACACTTTCGCAGAATATCAAATTTCTTTTGGAAATTCCTTTCATATTAAAAATATGAGTGGATATAACATTAAAACTTCAGCATTTAGAATTGCTGGAGTTCAATCAAATGTTTATCTATCAGATGTACCTGATACAAATAGAGTAACAGGGTCTTTGTTCTTGTTTACATTACCATCAGTAGGATCACAATCACCAACTATTGTAAGACGTAATGTTGGAACAATTAATTATGTAAGTGGTACTGTGACTTTAAATCCAGTAAATGTTTTGGCTGGAAAGACTAAAGATGGTCAATCAGTTATTGAAATTGAAGCAACCCCAACTTCAAATGATGTTGTCGGATTACAGGATCTTTATTTGCAACTAGATATAAGTAACAGTAATTTTGAAACTGTTGTTGATGATATAGCATCTGGATTAGATCCATCTGCATCAAGTTACATTGTATCTTCCAGTTACTCAAACGGCAATTTAGTCCGTTCTGGGGGTCCAGATACAAATATTGTAACTGGAAATGCAATTGGAGGTTCCTCTGCTTCTACTCCTAATGTAACTACTCAACAGGCAACTTCGTCAACATCCACATCTGGATCATCCTCATCGGGTTCAATCTCATACTAAGAAGATAAAATCATAACATGTCAGAAACTAGAGTTCAGTTTAATACTATCGTATCTAACCAACTTCCTACTTATGTGCAGGAAGATTATCCTCTTATATCTCAATTTTTAAAACAGTATTATCTTGGGCAAGAGTATCAAGGTGGACCAGTTGATCTGATTCAAAATATTGATAGATATATCAAATTAGATAATACTACAAATTTAAATGAATCTGTAGTATTAAATGGTGATATTGAATTTGATGCAGAAACTATAAATGTCGATATTGCAGGATCTCCATATGGAACTAATGGGTTTCCAGATTCTTATGGTCTTTTACAGATAGATGATGAGGTAATTACATATACTGGAAAAACTGAATTTTCTTTTACTGGATGTATTAGGGGATTTGTTGGAATTACTTCATATAAAAGTGAATTAAACAAAGAAGAAGTAGTATTTAAAGAAACAGAATCTGAAGATCATGAAAATCAATCTATTATTAAAAATTTAAGTTGCTTATTCTTAAAAGAGTTTTTATTAAAAACAAAACATCAATTAGCACCTGGATTTGAAGAAAGATCACTAACTCCAGAATTAGATCAAAATCTTTTTATAAAACAGTCAAAAGACTTTTATTTGAGTAAGGGCACAGATATATCTTTTGAAATTTTATTTAAAGCATTATATAATGAAGATGTACAGATAATCAAACCTAGAGATTTTCTGGTTGCACCTTCTGAGGCTCAATATAGAATTGTCAATAGTTTAGTTGTAGAGGCAATAGAAGGAGATCCTGTAAATTTAGAGAATGCAACATTATATCAAGATGAATATAAGTTTGATAGTGCAATAAAAAAAGCATATTCTCCAATAACTGATGTTGAAAAAATATCAGTTGGATATGGGCAAACTTTTTATAAAATTAGTTTTGATGGTGGATATAATAGAGACATTAATGTTAATGGAACTTTATACGGTAAATTTGCAGTAGAACCATCTACTAGGGTTATTGGAGATTTTACTACTAATTCTATATCAATTGATGTAGATTCCACGGTTGGATTTGGATCTACAGGAGAATTATACGTTAATTATACTGATAATACTACAGGAGTATTGTCGTATACATCGAAGTCTCTAACTCAATTTTTTGGAATTACAAATATAACAGGAAACATATCTGATGCATCTACCGTAGGAGTTAATACTTTTGCATATGGTAGATCTAATTTGGATCAGGATGAAATTATTAAAGTCAGAGTTAACTCCGTTCTAAGTGACGTTGAATTAATAGAAAATACCAGCAATTTAATAAAAGGTGGAATTGTTAATATTTCATCTCTTGGATGCTCTGAGAATAACTTTAAAACAAATAAGTGGTTCTATAATGTTGCACCTTTATATAAAATAAGCGAATTGGAATTATTAGATTCCTCAGATAATACTTATAAAATAACTCTGAATGTTGAGCATAGTTTCAAATCTGGAGATTCTGCTAGATTTATTACAAATGCAGGTATTGAAAAGGAAACCAATATATTTAATATAATCTCCAACAAATCTTTTATTGTTAAAGGCCAAGGATTTTTAGATTTAAACTTAACTTATAAAATAAAAAGAATTA